CCCACCACTCAGGGTCTATTCGCTTAAGTCTTGCTAAATCCTCTGGATCTGGAGTTGATAATCCAGCAATATCGTCCATCAAGCTTTCAAAGAGTGTAAGAGCCTCATTAGAGCCGGGCACTTCGAATTCTACTGCTTGCTTCATAGGATCATTTCTTAATCTTTGCTCTCCTTTAGCATATCTAGCTTCCTGATCAGCCCTTTCCGCTTCAACATCTAATCTATTAAGTCGGCCAGCTTCATCTTCTCCACGTGAAGCCATTCTATTAACTTCTCCGCGTAAATGTCGTAACTGTTCATCGGGATCAACATATTGTCCTCTACCAGTGACATTGCTAGAACTATCTTGCTCCAAAGTTCTCAACGGCTTTTGGGCTGCTTGGTTATCTTTCTTTGCGCTCATAAGAGCTAACAACGCTTTACGAATTAAATCTTGACTGGCCATTATACTAACTCCACAAAACTAAAGGTCTGAGGTAATGCCGTAACAGGATCAAGACTAATAGGAGCAGAGTTAAATGTATTCTTTAACTGTTGTACTCTAGCTTCAAATAGTAACTGGAATTTCTGTGTAGCATTAGGATTTGTTCCGTCATCTTCCAAGTAATCAAATACTGATCCAAGTATTAAAGCCTGATCATCAAAGTCTATTTCATCTGTAGCAACAAATGTATCTGGCTTAGTTCTATACTGAATAATTATCTTACCCGTAGAAGCTTTAGGCCATATCTGAAATACTTTAGAAGTTTTATTAGAGGCTCCTGGACCCATAGACTCATAATGAATGGGAGTTGTACCACTAAGTTCGAAAGGATTAGTAGTAAGAGCCGATATCTTGGTTAAAGGAGTTGTAGAGTTCTCTGGAAAGATAACTCTAATATCTTCGTATCTTTTGACTAGATCAGTAAGATCAGTAGTTACGACACCAAGTGTTCCATCAAGTGTCCATTCAGCCCATGTAAGGAATTGAGGCCAGAATACTTCATCAAATAATACATCGAATTTATGCTGGATCATTTCAGCAATACGATCTTCAGCATAAGTCTGAACGCCAGTACCAGCTACCATTGATAGCCGATCTGCCGTTCTAGTAACTAATTGAGTTAATGTACTCATTTAATTTCCTAGATAAGTAAAGTCGGGAGAGTGAAGGGGAGGCCAAAAACTCTCCCGACTGACTACTTAGCCGTTATAGTGTTCCATACCATGTAAGTCCGTGGTATCAACGTTATAGCGAACTTCGTAGTTGTTACTGCCATCACAATCAGTTGTTACTAGGATAGTTCCACGAGGATCTTCCGTAGTAGCTGTTTGTGCAGCATCTGGTCCAGCAACAAAAGTTAATGGTTCTACTGTAACAAAGTAGTTAGCAGCACCACCTGTAGGAGTACTATCGGGAGAAATTCCCATAGCCCCATACTTAGCTACTGTACTCGTTGCTTGGTCATCATCAGTAGTAGAAGTATCACTGTCCAAGACAGCTACACCAGAACTACCAGCAATAACAATGGAAATACCAACAACATCAGTTGAACCAACAACAACTGTAGCTGTTGAGTCACCACTTGTAGCAGTCGTTACTACAGAATTAACTCCTGTAATTTGACCAGCTACTGGTGCAGGAACTACTACGTCCGTGCCCGCAGCAAAACGAGTTGCGTCTACTTCTACTGCAACTTCTACTGGATCATGTGGCATACTTACATCATTTTCAGTGTAAGAAAGAATCTTCTGGGCCTTGTAAGGAAGACCAAGACGATCTGACCAACCGATATCGCAAGTATCACTAGCTGCTCCAGTAGCAATAGCAAGAGTATCAACATACTTGAATGCTTTATTGCCGTGGATCACCGTTGTTCCAGAAAGAGTAAGATTCTCCTGCACCATCTGACCAAGATAGTCACGACCAGAAATCGTGCATACATGGTTAGAACCAGCAGAACCTGTAGCAGTAAGACAACGGCCATAAGTGGCATCAATTTTGCCAGCAGTTGTCGTTAGTGAAGTAGAACTACCATCGAAAGTAGTTTTGTAATCGGAACTTGTGTAGGAAGTAGCACTGTTAGTAGCACTAACTCCATCCCAAATGCCGTCAGCATCCGCAGCAGCAGGGCTACCGAGGTCTGCAATATGAACATCTCCAACAACGTCAGCAGCAAATTCCATATCAGGAACATACTGTGAAATTGAGCGGGGATAGTTGTCTGCGACAACTTTAGTCATAACCTTTCTCCGTTTTGTTTATGTTACATGATGGACTTGGGAAGACTTAGTAACTCTTTCTTTCTGTTCTGATCTAGATTTCAAGGACTGGTTAGCAGACTTACCGACTACATCACCAGTTTCCATGTTTACTAAGTCAGGTTCAGATAGAAATCCTTGTCTAAGCATCTCTTCTTCTGTCCAGACACGAATGGAACTACCATTAGGAAAGTATACCATCCAGCCAGCATCTACTTCCAAGTCTTCGTAGTCGAATCCTCCAAGTAGTTTACCAGCCTTATCCATCTTAGGTTTGGCAACTTTCTTCACAGCTTTTCCATCTAATTTATGTACTTCAAATCGCGGTTTAATATTCTCATTCATCCCCTTACTCCTTCACTACTATTCGTTAATAATAACCGCATGTGTACGGAAAGCTTTCCACATACACCATTGACCCTGCCACACAATCCTACGACCATGAGCATCAATCGTCCAAGGAGCAACAAGCTCTTTGACCTTCATGTTGACATGTTTAAGGATATGTAAACGCAAGAACTTACTATTAATAAAGAATGCTTTATTAACAGGACAGTCTTCATCGTACATCATTGGGATATTCTGGTGCTTAACACCTGAAAAACCTAGATCCATCATCTTCTTACCTGAATTGGATTCAGAAAGATTAATAACGACCTTATCCCGTACAGCAGTACGATAGTGACGATACAAGTTACGACCAGTGAGTATTACGTCTGGCTTATCACCTTTAAGTGTTAAGTCCATAATAACATCATCAAAGGCTTCTTCGATGTTTGTCGAATCCAAGTTACCATTGAAGTCGTAAGCTGATGTACGCCACTGGGACTCGCTGGCACGATTAATGTTACCAACAGTTCCTGTGGTAGGATCATCAGGAATAAGAAGTCCAAGACCCTGTGGATCAGTACCAGCACCGGAAGCATAAAGATATTCAGAGAATTTCTCTTTAATACTTTCTTCCAGTACATCAATCTTAGCTTTCATAAGCTTAAAGATCTGTGCTGAACCTTGGTTCTCGTCTTCTTCTTGATCTGAAATAACTACTGAACCAGCAACACGCGCCCAATTGTACGTTACAGTGTCAAACTCACTGGTTTGTGCAATAGGTTGCTCATCGAAGTATTCATAAGAAGTTATATTCGGGTTACGTCCCAGTGTTAGTGGGTTCGTAATTTCGTGACCGCCATCCTCGAATTCTACTCGGTTGTTAGCGAAAGCCCATGCCATAAGAGCATTAGACTTAATAGACGCAAGAATTAACTTCTTACGGCTACGAGTAAGAGTCGAGTTTAGGACGGATGCAATAGGCGTAGATGCCATAAGAATCTCCTAACTCTTAGTTGATGCCAGCCTCTTCCATAGCTTGACGTATAATGTCATCGGTAGAGGTATTTATATCAGCCACTCTTGCGGTATCAGTTGCATTACTAGCATTAATACCACCTTCGGGCGGTTGGGGCTGCGTATTTGGTGCTCTAGACTGGGCAGCATCATATTCTTGCTGCAAAGTTTCTAGGGATTTCGTCCAATCTAAACCTTTCTCAAGGTAATAGTTTCGGAGTTTATAATACGCGGTATCAACATTTAGAGAAGGCTCTTCTTGTAATAACCGGGCTAGCGAGTTTTCGTGTACCTCTGCATCTGGATGTTGTGTACTAAAATCGTTATAAATCTTTAGTGCTTCATCTTGTGCAGCTTGCGTTTCCATCGCGGTTTGTCTATCGCCAATAAGCGGTGCTAAAGCGTTATCAAGCATTTGCTTGACTGCTCCCATGTCAGTACCGCCACTAACAATGTTACTAACATTATGACCGGAACCTTGTGCTTGTGTCAACATGTATTGGATTGTTTCTACAGGGTTATTTTTATAAGCAGCTATAAGTTGTGCACCAGTAGTAAGTTCATCAGGAGACAAGTTATATTGTGTCCCAACATTTCCAGCATCATTAATAGCTTTTAACTGTCCTTCTAGTTCAGCTATCTTTGTTGTTGCTTGATCTGCTCTGGACTTTTCCCGTTGTGCAGTTTCGTAGAACCTTCGTTCTTTTCCTCCTGCTGCAATAACGTTTCCGTTTGCGTCAACGAGGTCTTGGGGACCACGAGTCGGTCCTTGTTGCTGAGATTCATCGACTGTCTCAGCACTTTGTTCACTACTGGTTGTAGGTGCTTCTTCTGTAGTGTTCGATTCTTCTCCCGAAGTTTCGTCACTAACACTTTCGCCTGAAATCGGTTCATCCCCTTCTCCGATACTATCAAGTATTGCTTCGTCAGTTGTCACAAATGCTTCTTCAGCCATAATTCATCCCCTTATTGCTGAGTTATAGGTGGTTGTTGTCCTTGAACTTGTTGTATAGCAGCTTCAAGGGCTTGCTGCGGTGGAACACCAGAATCAATAGCGGATTGAATTTGCTGTTTAATTTCTGGGGGTAGTTGCTCTAATAACTGTTGTAACTGTTCAGGACTCGCAGATGAAACATCAGGAGCCTGTTGTTGTGGTTGTTGTGGTTGTTGCGGTTGTTGTGGAGCTTGTCCTTGTTGTGCTCCAGCCTGTTGTTCAATAGCAGCCTGTAATTCCTGCCAGTCTTCTTCTCTCATAGTTACTTCATCAAACGCTTTCTCCATAACCTGTAACATAACTTTTAGTACTGGTCCGGGAGCAGCATTTACAAATTGTCCAAGAACTTGTCCAAATTCCAAGGCTTCTTCCTTCTTAGCCTGACTTGTTGGCTTCTTTGTAGAACCTCCTAACACTACTAGAGATAGTTGGGATATATCTTCTGGTGACATATTCTCCCAACCAATAGCCTGTTCCCCAATAATATTAGTTACCGTCACTACATCCATATTCATAAGACATAACTGAGCAATACCCCAATATATCTGACCAATCCAATCTTCAATCTGATCAGCTTTCTCATCTACTCTCATATTGGAAGCACCAACATTAGCCTGTACAGCTTGCTGATTCGTATTAGTCTTAAACTGTTCACCACGCATAACAGTAGAGACAGAAGAAATTCTATCTACTGCTCTATAATATCCTTCTTTATCAAAGATATCTCTAAACTGTATAGATGGGGGAGGAACAGAACCAATAACATCAGCTATTCGCATGTCTGGTGGGATATTAAGTCCTCTTGCTGTTCCATCATCCCCGTTAAGTACTGCTTGTGCATCTTCTTGTGAGATAACATTAGTATTAAAAAAGATATTACGCCTTGCCCACTTACGAGCACGTCTAACTTCATCAGTAATCTCGTTAATAGCGTCTTGTTGATCCAAGTAGTGTGTTACTTCACCCTTAGTAAGAGGACCATTAGGACTTTCAAAGAATGTAAGCGGGTAGTACGGGAAGAAAGTATCTAGTTGTAATGGATCATCCCATACCCAAATAGGCCACGTCCAGTCATTACTATTAAACAGTAATACCCGTCTAGTAACTTTGTCCCAAACGAAATAAACCTTAGTTAACTTTGCTTTATCAAATGATTCCTGATCATTGAATCCGAATGACTTTGCTGTTTCTTCTTTATCATTAGAGAAGATAGAATAATTTTCAGCCTCGTCTATTCCTTCATCACCATCCAAGCTGGCTTTCATAACATGTGTTGGTTGATAAATAGAACGGTACTGTCCGTCTTTATCCTTTCTAGCATATCTTGCCAGAATGAATTCAGTAGGAAGCATGTCTTCTTCAATAAGCCAATGTGCATCAGACAGATCTAACTCTTTAGCATTTGGATCTATCAGGATATCAAATGGAGACTTGACTTTACAGAATGGCCCAGCGGGTTGCAGGATATCAATACTCTCTTCAAGTGCCTGTATCTGACCTTCAAGTTCGACAATACGTTTACTATCTTTAGCTTTATCTAGATCCTTACTTAACTTTTCAAGATCCACTAGTGCTTGTTCACTACTCTCTGATCTTGGTGTCCATCCGATCTTCATCCAAGAACGGTTTGTTAGTAGTGTAGTAACCACACACCTTTTCGCTTTCGGTTTTAGATTAATTCCTGGAGATGACTTTCTACCGCCTAGAACATTTACTAATCTTTCCAATACAGTAGCTAGTGGTTTCTTATCTTCTACATTAGATGTAAATTCTGCCTCTGGATTACGAGCATACAGAGCAGGAACCATAGTAGTAACATTGGCAAAAACAACATTTTCCGACTCAGTAATATTATTATTAAGCTTACGGTTACCAAGACGATTACCTGTAGCATTTTCCTGTCCTTGTCTGTGGTTAAGCTGATCATTTTCATAATAACGAACAGCTTCACTCCATGCGGTACGAACACCTTCAGTCTGTTTCATTACTTGAGCAACACGGGACTTCCATACTTTACCCGTAGCTTTAGACACAGGAATCTTACTATCACCAACAACTTTGTATATTGGATCTTTACGCTTACGACTTCTACGTTTAGGAGCAGTATCTCCAAGTGAAGCATCAATATTAGCGTCTACATCTGTGGGGATAATTTCTTCTGCCATT